AACTTCAAAAATTTCAACAAAATTTTTATCAAAAAAATATTTTAGGTGGAGCTAATAGATTTACTAAAGAAGTAATATTAAATCCAAGTGCTGCAGAAGCTAATAGACCTTTATGGTTTTCCAGTCCTGCTGGTTCTTTATTAACACAATTTGCTGGTTATCCTACTGTTTTTAATAATACTATTTTAAAAAGATTTGTAAGAGAATTTACAACATATCCTTTACATGTAGGAATGTCTAAAGTATTCCCAACTGTTGCATTAATGACAGCTACTGCTCATGTAGGTAATTTAATTAGAAGTCAAGGTAAGTCAACACAAGACTATCAAACTGGTGAAGATTTACCAGCAGGTCAAATTATGTTAGATGCTTGGAGAAGATGGGGTGGTTTAGGACCTCTTGATTATGTAAATAGATTTGCAGAAGCTAGTGATGCTAGAAAATCTGGATTAATAACTTCTGCTGGAAAAGCATTTAGTGGTCCTTTAGGTCAAGATTTAATAGATAGTATTGCATATAGAAGAGGATTAA